AGCATTGGAGGCCGGAATTAGGGAAGCGTTAAAACTTATTATATAAATAAAAGAAAATGGTACAAAAATTACTCGCACACCTCTATCAAAAGAGAGTGACAAAAATATACAATGATAATAATGATGGTTTCATATGTAATTTCGTACTCACCTATAAAGACGAAAATGAGAATTATCATAACGTAAGTTGCTATAGTGTGAATTTCGAACCAATTGTGATTGGTAAAGAAAATCTTTACTATGTAGAGCTTGATGTACATTCAATACAAAACATAAAGTATAACAATAAGAGAGATTATTTGAACCAAGCAAAGGTATTGAAAATGGAACTTTTAATCAATCCTTGGGAGATTGATATAATGAAAAAAGAAATTGAAAAGTATTATAACAAACAAAATTCGTAAACCTATGTACTATTTATTAGAACAAGAAGATGAAGACCTCACATTCGAACAATTTGTAATGTCTCAAGAAGATAATGAAGAAATCGTTGAAGAGACACAATTAATGAATGATGTTTGGTATTGAATCACAAAACCCATAGCATAGAAAGGATGTTTTATATATCTTTACCGATAATTACAATAAGTAACATAAGAAATGACACAGGTAAGTAGAGAAGATATAATTAAAGAGGCTCCTGACTTTGTTCAGATAGCCTCTAAACATATGCAAGATGCTTATGTGGAATATGAAAGAATTCGTATCAAATTAGACGAATGTCCTGATAGATTTGTCACATATGAAGGTCACAACGGTGTGTTGCATTCAATCGACCTTAAATACGTGAATCTCAAGGGAGTAATGAAAAATCGTGGTGCAAAAGAAGAAGATATCAAAGATGCACTTGAAATTCGTGCAAAAGTCATTGTACCACTACTTGCTCAATACAATAGAGCACGGTCAAAATATATGCATACATTTGACCTTTATAATGATAGAAGTAAGGCGCTTGCAAAGTTGACGCCAATGCTCCTTGACCTATTTGGTTCTATGTATTCAATAAAGGATGTCAAGAAGACAATCAAGAAGAGAGAAGGATATGATTTAGAAGAAGGAGAGTTGACAAAATTCTATAATGAAAATAAGTCAATAATTGAAAATAGACAAAATAAATACGTAGTAAAGAGTGATAAATATCGTGTAGCAACAGAAGCGGGACGATTAGAAATCCTTAATGATATACTCACGGACCTACAACTCAAATACGAAGACCATATCGATAGAGGTCAAGAGACAAAAGCATTGATTATATCACGAGAAATAAGAGCAATCCTGGAACAAGCAAGAAAGGAAGTAAAAGGGAATGAACTCAAACTCACAGTTGACGGAAAAATAGATATAAACGCAACAATACATGGAGGAGAGAACATAAGTAGAGTAATGCGTGATATACCTATAAACAGTATAATCATTGGACTCGTAAGTGCCAAGTCAGGAATAAGACCTGAGATAATGATAAACCAACTCGCAAGCTCCTGGTACAAAGACTTCAACGGATTCAATAAGAATATCCTTGGACAAGAAAAGATAATGCTACCTGGAGACCTCATAAAACAATACGATTGGAACGACTTGGAAAAGAAAAATGAACAATTCCTAAACGAAATGAAACCTATCGAATACACTGAGGCAGAGATAATTCAAGAGGAAGAAGGAACAAGCAAGAAAGACTTGATAAGACAGCGTCTAAGACAGATGAAAACTAACAATACACACTGACTTCGTTGTTCATAATTAGTGAAATTTTCTCGTAATTGTAGGCCTTAGGAGTCGCGATGATTGCTAAGGCCTTTCTATTTTTATGGAAATAAGGTAAAATGAATAAAATAAAGCGTTTTTGTGCAGCGAGATTGATATCTGACGCGTGTATCGACTAATTGCTAATCATAGGATTCTATAAATAAGAATGGAAGGACATGAAGAAAAAGTACACAATTTGGACAACAATTTTATGGTCGACCTGTTGTGTGGTCGAAGAATAAGGTGTATCTTTACAATATCAAAAGAAGAGACATGTGTAACAATTAAAACAAAAAGATTATGAACGAAGCATTTAGACCATTGAGTGTAGGAGACCAAGTAAAGTTCTTATTGTTCAACGAGGACGAAGTAGTAACAATGACATGTACTGGCGTAAGTGATGAAACAGCGACATTCATAGATGAGAACAACAAAGAGTTCTATATGGACGAAGGTGAAGTGCTCTACGCAAAGAATGGCGATGTTGGCGATGTTGGGATAAAATTCTACGAAGACAGTGAACGAGAGATGCTTTATGAACGTATCATTGACAATATGGACGACCTGTCGTATGAACAATTGAAGAAGGTAATGACGTTCATCAAGACATTATGACAAAGAAGCTCACAATGAAAAGAATCAGGGAGATTATTCGGGAAGAAGAATACTCTCCCACCAAGATACTCCTGTCACTTGAGAAGGATAAAGAATACATCTACCTAAGACCAAGATGGATGTACAGGAATGCAATAGCTGAGGAGCTTGAGGCAGCAGGTATCAAGTTTGAGAAGATAGTTGACAATGGACTTGTGTATAGAATAGAATCTCTAATTGATGTTGAAGTAGACGAGATATATTGAGACTATGAAGAATATATACTACACAAAAGGGAACTTGAAGAAGCCATGGAGAGTGACTTTCTATCATCATGGCAAGACCTATAATATAGGCTACTTTGCTACATATGGAGAAGCACAATCAGCACTCAAGAAGGAGAAGGATAAGTTTAATATAAGCTACACGACGAGAGCTGGTCAGACGAAGCTCAAATCAAGTATCCCTACAATACTCAAGATTGTTGATAGTATACTTACTATAAGTGACGAATTGACTACAAGAGACAAAAAGGATATTGAGAGTGCCAAAACATTACTTGAAAGAGTACTTGACAGGTACAAAAGATGAACGAGAAGTAGTATCTTTACACAGTGAGATGAGAAGTACGTTAAATCCTATTATTAATCCATGTTATACATTTGTTATAGTATTACTCATCTTACAATTATAAACAATAATTAAACAATTAAAAACATGAAAAGAGAAAAAGAATTTGTAGAGCTATTGAAGGGTAATGAATTAGACCTCCTTAGTTGCAAGAAGAAGTATCCTGACGACTGGAGGCTTCGTTGTGCCGAAGTGATTGATATCATTGATGAACTCAAGATTGATTCAATAGTCAGTACAGAGGTGAAAGATGGTAAACTTGTACGTTACATGATATCATTTCCTACTGAAAAAGACCATGAAGCAACGACGTTTACTTACGATGAATTCACTTCACTCTACCAGAAGTATGATAAGGATGAAGAAGTCACTTATAAGATTTCACATTATGTCACAAAGGATGGTGAGAATCATGGTTATCCTATCACATTCGAAAGTGTGAATATCGATAAAGAAGGTGAGATATGTCTCGTCTGGAAGGACCATAAAGGCAACACTTATCTTGAGAAGTATTGATTGACCTATGACAGAAGAGACGTTAAGTCAACTCATAGAATCAACATATAAACAACTCCCTAATAAATTGATGTTCCAAGAAGGGACAAAATGGTCTGCAATGGTAGAAAGTAATACCTGGAGAAAGAAAGGTGTTGATGAAGAAATCATTGCAGACCATAAGACAATCAATTGTATCTATGAGATGATGGATGGAGATTGGGAGATGGTGACAATAAACGATATACCAATTGAAGAATGTATTGACTAAATATAAAGAAAGATTATGGAAAAAGACCTAAGAAACAACGTGAAGTTCATCCTATTCTGTACAGAGTGCCTACAGGCAGGTGTAGTAATGACACCAAAAGAATATGAAGTGGCATTCATGGCAGGCGAAAAGCTGGAAGGGTTCGACGATAAGAGCTTCGAGAACATGAAGCCGGAACAGTTCGCTCCACGTATGAATGCTATGCTCAATGCAATGTCAAAAAGAAAGCAAATCATTGAAGGATTAACCTTCAACCTACTGACAAAGAAAAGTTTGGGTGAACTGATAGAAAGCAACCTTGTAGAAGAGGTAATGAAGGCAAAGCATATAGCTGCAGCAATGGCAGACGAACTGTTGGAACCGGACGAGAAACTGGAAAAGGTTGTGAAGGATGGAAGACGTGTAATCGAACACTTCATAGACCAGTGGAAGAAAGCTCCTATTGAAGAAGAGAAGAAAGAATACGAGCCGGAAAGTGATGCGGAAATTGTAGAATAATATGAAAGAAGATGTATTCCAAACAGCAATCTTCCTAAAGAAGAATATCGATAGATATAGACAAACTCTACAGGAATTGGAAAAGATGAAAGAAGATGAACGTATTCGTATTGCATCTAACACAATGAATATCTATATAGATAAAGAATTGACCAGAAAAGTAATTGAACTTATACAAGATGAGCTCAATAAAGAAATCATACACAATCAAAAAAGATTTGAAAATCTTTGAAAAGGTTGGTTAATATGAATTAATCTTGTACTTTTACGATTGGAAATTTTCTTTCAAGTTTGACATATTTAAAGGTTAGGAGGAGGAATGAATTCGGTGACGATGAAGTTCCTCCTCCTTTTTACTTTATAAATTGTTTTAAATTAAAAAGGAGGAATTATGAAAAGAGATGAATTAATCAAGAAACTAAAACAATACTTCAAAATTGAAGAACTTGTTTGTCCGCATATATACAATAAGTACAGAGAGGAGCAGATGTGGAGTTTCTTCTCTATGGCAGCACTTGAGACATTGTTGGTGCTACGTGAATATATTATCCAGAAGCCTTTTATCATCAACAATTGGAAGAGTGGTGGTAGTTATTCACAACGTGGCCTTAGATGTAACATTTGTGCAATTCCTAAAGAAAAAACTAATCTTGAAAAGGTCTATATGAGTGCACATTGTACAGGCGAGGCATATGATATCACTGTACAAGGCATGAGTGCTGAAAAGGCACGTCAGCTCATTATAAAGAATCAGGATAACCTTCCTTATCCTATAAGACTCGAGGATGGAGTGAGTTGGTTACATGTTGATACTTACGATATGGGTAATGGTAAGAAGATAACTCTTTTCAGGGTATAATTGAACTTTTGTTTGCCAAGTTAGAATGCTCGTTATTTCTTGTTTAATTGCAAGTTTGACGAGCATTCTTTATATTCTTATATCTCATATATTAAAATATGTTTAGACCTGTGGTCGAACTTTAAAGAATCTTAATTTCGACCACATTATTGGTGAAAGTGTTGCTACACGTGTCACAAAGGTGTATCTTTAGGTATCCAAAAAGGAGATAATAAGTCGAACGATTAAAGATAAAGACAATGAAAAAGTTTAACGCAAGATTAGGACGTATGGTAACTTATAACTTTTACCCAGTAAAAAAATTCGTTATCGAGAAAATCAATCCCAATGGAACACTTGATTTGGCAATAGGTACTTGGAAAGTATTACACGTTAAAGTTGAAGATGTTTGTAGAAAAGTAAATAAGTAATAACAATTAAAACATATAAGATATGAAAGCAACAGAATTTAAGAAAGGTCAATCAGTAGTCGTAACTACTAAAAATGGTAAGGTAGAAGGTATTATTTCAAGTGTTGATATGAATGTTTGCACTTTTGAAGCTGACTATTCAGTAGATTATTTAAAAGATGGTAAAACCTGGACTATGATTGGTGTACCTGCAAGAGCGATTGAATTAGCATAAGTTTAACCAACAAGGCGAACAAATTACCAGAAAAAGTTGTCAGGTACATAAACTTTTGGTATCTTTAGGCATTCAAAAAAGAGTAACAATTTAAAAACGAGAAAATATGAAAACAACAGTTGTGACAGTCGAGCAATTGAGAAAAAGAGCAAGTGAACTTGGTATCAAGAATATCAAGAAGTATAAGAAAGACGAACTTATCGCTCTTATCGAAGAGGCAGAAAAAGAGGTAGGACTTGAAGGCCAGACTCCTGAACAAAAGCAAGCGCTCAACGACTTCATCAAAACCTACAATGGTACTACTAAATGTAACAACGAACAAATCATAATCACTTTCGACGAAGCACATTTTGATGATGCAAAGAAGAATTATAAAGCCAAATCCTATGGCCTTACAATATTGAAAGCTGACGACACTCTTCGTACAATTTCTTTTACTATAAGTAAAAAGAGAAAATCTTCTACCAAAAGAGCAAGTTATCGTCAAGAAAAGCCTCGTGGTAAGCAATCGTTGGAAATCTATAACATGATACTGGAACATCCTAATTGGTCACATTACAAAATCCGTACAATCATGAATTGTACCTATACGAATGTACGTCGTGTATGGTTGCTCTATATAAAGGATAAATTCGAGGACAAAAGAGTTATCAAACCAACAAAGAAAAATAAGTAATTTGTTGTCCAATTGATGATAAATGTGTACCTTTACAATGTCAAACAAATAAAAATATACAAATCATGAAAGCAATTGTAGAAAACCCGTTAAATGTTAATCATTCACCAGTAGCAATTTCTCTTTATGTCAATATGCTTAACAAAAATAGTTCAATGTAATGACGAAAAAGAACTGAGAGAAGCAATGAAGTTTATTTCTATGGATTATCCGGTTACGTTCAATTCTCTTTTTGATTACGGTTTCGGAAGAGATTATATGTGGGTCAGAGAGAGGGAAAACTGTAAACCTCTTCTCCTTGTCGAATTCTAAAAACTTATATATCATGAAAAAGCAGCTTATAAATTTCTTTAATGGACGTTTCGGCAAGAAAGTATTAAAGACAAAGTATCGTGAATGGTGGGTACGTTTCTGGTATGGAATGGGTGCAATAATCTGCACCTTCCTATTCTTCGGAATGATACAGTTCTTGTCTTGGATTTCTGATTTGATTAATTATGTCTTTTAATAAAAATATTTTACAATTATGAAAACATTTAAAAGAAAGAATGTCACTGTTGAATGTGACTATGCTAAGGAAGGTGAATCATTTACATCTATAATAGTGACGATAAAGACCTTTGATAGTGGTACTATTATTGCAGAGAAAAGACTTGTTGATTCATCTTTCTCTAAGGAAAGAGTCGATAAGATAGCTAACGAATTACTTGACCATTATGTTACTGAATAAAATTAAATAAATTATGGTAGAATTACATATTATAATTGCACTACTTACAGTACTTGTGCTTCTATTTCTTATCTGGTTCCGGTATGATACACGTCACAAAGATGAAATGCAGAGGTCTATTGATTCTATAGCTATTGACTTGATGTTGATGGGTAAACGGGATTGGAACAGATATATCAATTCTATGATAAGTCATAAATTGAGACTCATTGAAGAAGAGAAGTATGAAGAAATTGAGAATATCAATAGAATGATAGATAAAGAAATTCGTGACTTTAAAGAATATTATGATGAATAAAATTCATTTTACCTACAAGAATGGCAATTGTCCTTATATCGATTGGCTTTGTGAGTCGAATAAATTGATACTCTTGTCTGATACAGAAATGTATAATCCTGAAACAGTTTCTCTTATTGAAGACATGCTTCAGATACCTGCACAAGATGTCCTTATTCTTCAAGCTAATAAGAATATCACTCCATTTGGATTAAGAAAGATTATGGATGTACTTGGTGAGATTTCTTTCGAGAACAAAAGAAAGACTAATGAATTGTGTACTGTTTACTTCTTTGAGAATAAGAATGCCTTTTATTGCGTTCCTCATGTAATTATACCTTGGTGGGAGCTTTGTGAGACGATGAGTGAAATAAAGATATCTCTACCGTACTTCAAACCTTCTGTGCAATAGCTTGAAATGTATGTTAATTCTTGTTTAATTCGAGTTTTGACATGCATTGAATAGAATGATATTATTAACAATTTAAAACTTTTAGATTATGGATGCATTAGTTTTTATTTTTGGTTTAATATGTGCATTGATTTATTTCTATCTTTGCACAGAAGTAGGAGAAACAGCAAGTAGACTTAAGAGGAGTAGAATCTTCTGGCTCTTTATGTCATTTATTATAACACCTTTCTTTGCTGCTATAATGGTACATTGTTTAGGTGAGAATAATTGAATACCAAGACACTCTAAGATTTATATTTAAGAAAGAACTTGTAATTTTACAATCGAATTGAGTATACATTACAATTTATCCGTTTTAATTACATTATTCATGAAAAGAAGGCGTTGTGAAACGCCTTTTCTTTTTTAATAATACTTGAAGAAAGAAAGGAACTCATAATTTACTATCCCATCCTCCACAGCATTAGCTTCTTGTTCAAATACAATCTTACGATAAGATTCATGACCAATCTCTTGAAAACCTTTGAGCCATTTCTTGAACCCGAATTTCATAATAGGAGGAGTTTTCACTACTCCAATGATGAATCTTATCACATATTCAATACAGTACCAGATGTAGAATGTAAATGGAATGAGTAGTAATAACCAGAGTGTATCAAATACCAATGAGAATGCAAGCCAGATGAACACTCCTAAGAACATACAACACTTCCATTGGAAGGAGTGAGTTTCTTCGTGCTTGATGAACTTTTCTGAATAATATTCAGGACCTTTCTTACACAAGAGCCAGAGCATGATAAGGATTGCTTTGAAGTTAAGCAATAACAATCGAGCCAATTTTGAATTGTAAATAATTTTCATACACAAATATATTTAGATTAAACAAACTGTCTAAAGATACAAACTTTTTCTTTGGTCGTGCATTGAGAATTTCTTATATTTTACCAGTGCTGAGAATCAAGTAGATACAACAATTCAAATCGTATAATCATATAACCAGAGGTTATAAGCATCTTCTTTTATATATAGAAATAGAGAAAGATAATTATAACCAGCAGGTTATGTGATTATAAAGAGGATAAGGTCGTAACCCCCTAAGAATCAGTATAGAAATAATTCAGAAGAACCTGTTCATTGTTAGAGGAGATAAGTAGTGGTATCTTTACAGCATTAACAGAAGCCTCTGTG